GAATACGATGCCGATGGCGAACACCTATTCACCCTCAGCAAATCATTCTCCACCTTAGAGCAGGCGGCGGAATACGCAACCGAATACCACAAGGGGCGACTTGCCCACCCAGGCGGGTCATACGAACTCGCCTTCACCAGAAAGTAGAGGAACAAAAAATGCTAACAATGCTAACAATGCCGGCAATCGTTCGGCTTTCTCAACTGCCACCACTAGGCAAGACCGATGGGGTCAAAGGTGACCTAGATGCGCTCACGTTCACAATGGGCGACGCCGGTTGGGTTTTGTGGGAGTGGGATTCTGAGACCAAGGTTGGCTTCGGACTGTGTGACCTCGGGCTTGGTTTCCCTGAGATTGGCTATGTGAACCTAGATGAAGTTGTAGAAGCATCACGCAATCTTGGTTTAGAGTTGTGGTGTCACTTCGACATCAATGGTCGGTTTGCAGGATACGAAATCCTCTCACTAGAGGTACCCGTTTGGCTGGTTACCTAACGGTTTGGCTAGTGAGCAAGGAGCCCCGGCAGGTACCTTTCCCGCCGGGGTTTTTCTCGTAAAAAAAGTTGCAGAAAGTTCCTAGCATAGGTTGACTTATGTCCGACATTAGTATAAGTTAGTACTAACAAACCAACCGAAAGGAAACCAGAAAAATGAGAACCTACACAGAGGCAGTAACCGAAGAATACAACTGGATTACCAAAAGCAAGAACAAAATGTTTGACGAGGCATATGCATCCGGCAAGGCACTAGACACCGAACTGCGCGACCTTTTCAACCTCGCATCATTTTTGCACTCGGAACTTTACCGACACGGAAAGTTTGCCGACAACTTCTTTCACATCATGGAAGAACTCAAATCGGTTCTGGGTGACTACCAGAGGGCAATCAGAGGCGAACAACTGCCAGCCCACATCCAAGAACTGGTTGCCGAAGAACGCAAGGGCTTGGGCTTCCGCTACTAGAACGAAATGGAGAACCCCCCGGCAATCACACCGGGGGGTTTTTCCTAGCGAGTCTCCGCTGAGTGGGTCACTCGTTTCTCTTTGCTGGGCTGGACTGCCGGAGCATCCAACGCAACAACCGCGCGAGCCATTTCATCTGCCAGGGCTTTGACGGAACCGCTATCTGGGTTCCCTGCAACCTTCAAGATTGCTTCGCGTACCTGTTCAACCGATGCCATTAGTAACCTTTCAGTAGTTCTAGTTTCTTTTTCTTTAGAGCCAACATATCCAACGAGAGAGGGTCTACCTCTGCCGGGGCTTCCTCTGGTCCCAGAATGTCAAGGACACGACTGATTAGTTCTTTATCATCGGCGCTAATTTCCTCACCGTTGTCAAGTTTCAGCAACGCATCCGCAAGAACATCTCCGTCAACATTGGCTCGCTGGGCAACCTTGTCCAAACCACGAACCGAGGTTGTGCCTGCCGTTGATGTATAGGCAGGGAAGGCAACAATGCTTACCTCATGGAGTTTGACCTCCCGCAAGGTTCTCTCCGTTCCGCTTTCGTTCCATTCGTCTCCGCCTTTGGGCACAGAAAAACCGAACGACATTGAGTCTACGTCCCCGCGCCTCAGCAGTTCAGCGGCATCACGACCAGTGGTGGTGTTTGGCAAGTCGGCGGAAACCCTAAGACCTCGGTCATCCTCAACAAGGCGAAGTGTCCCTGCTCGCTTTGAGCCAAGCACATCACCCGTGTCGTGGTTCCACAACAACTTTATTTCGTTACGGGTTTTCAGTGACCGCACGAAAGCCCCAGGAGCAATTCGTTCGGTGAATGGTAGAGGTTCGCTGGGCTGGTCAAACATAGCCGCGTAACCCTCAAAGGTCATGCCACCATCTTCGGCTTCCCTGACCTCAAAGTTTGCAACGTTCATGCGGGTTTCAAGTTTTCGCACAGATGCGCCTTTCGTTCTGCCCTCATTGTCTGCTTCTATTCTAGCAACCACACCATCAGCATATGCCAGCGTTCGCTTTGCCGAGTCTTTGGATGGACCGGAACCCCACAACAGGTTGGCAACAACACCAGGCGAAGGGTAGTTTTCGTGCGCTGGGTCAGCAGATGGTGAATCCAGGTCAACCAAGTGTCGCGCAATCCATGCTCTAAGCCTCACCCATTTGTCGGCTGTGACATTACCGGATGCCATAGCCCTTGCCTCACGAATGGTTCTTTCCACAAGACCATCGCCACCCAAACCTTCACTGTAGTATTCCAGCCCTCGTCTAGCGGCGGCTCTCATGTAGGCGGGTGGGTCAAGGTTGACCGCGCGAACTTCAGAACGCAGAGAGTCAATCTTGGTCAGAGTAGAGAAGCGGTGCCCAACAAGGGTGTCCGATGCCTCATAGCCATCTTCGCCCTCACGCCAAACCCGAATAAGAGCCGCTGGGTCATCCTCGGTTCCGTTGATTGTGAATGATGAACCCGGAACATCTATTTGCCCATCCCGCTCAATCTTCTCAATCTGACCCCTGGCTCGACCACCTGAAGAATCCCAAGAAACAAAGTCGTTCACATTCAAAGCATCCGGTTCCGCTCGGTCCTCGCCTTTCGGCTTCCAAGCATTACAGTATTGTCCCCCGGCAACATAGTCGTCCCACTTTTCACAGTAGGCGCGACCTTCCTCGTCAACTTTTTCCTCGTTGAAAAACATACAGTTACCACAAGCGCGACCCTCAGGCACATCCTCAGATGTTGCTGGACGAAAGTTGTCCGGTAGTTCTCTTGTATCAGTCATTAGGTGACCTTATCGCTGTAAACGGAATCAGGGTCAATTGGGTCAATCTGTGACACCGGCTGTAATTGTGTCGAAGGCAACCCAATGTGCGGAATCTCTGGCAGGTCAAGACTGGACAAAACAACTGCTGGGTCAAACCCAACCATAACCAACGACTTTGCCATCTCCACACGCTCACGTTGAGCCTTCACGTGGGACTCTGTAAGGTCAACATTCGCCAGGGGAACCCTCACGACATCGGCAGACTTATCGCCCATTGGGGCAAGGTCTTCCAAGCGCCGAACATCGTTGATTGTCAAGAAACCAGATTGCAACCCTGTGCTATACGCGCTCATGCGGGACTGAATATCAGCCCTCAGCAAACCATCAAGGTTGAACTTCAGGAAAGCATCTTTCCCGCCAGAAGACCGAGCCAGCAAAGGTGTAAGAGCAGACTCGATTTTGGTGATGATAGGTCGCAACCCGTGCGTGACCCATGCAAGGTTCGTTTGCTCGACTGAGGCGTAAGAGTTTGTGCCAGGCAAAGCCAAAAGGTGAGGTGGAACATTGAACGCGCGGGCAATATCCTCAACCGCCAAATGCCTTGCCTCGATAGCCTGCGACTGTTGTGGGTCAATCTGTGTGGTTTTGAAGCTTGCGCCCCCGGTGAGAACACCAGTCTTGTGACCCTTGCGCCAGCCCTTGTGTCGGTTATCAAAACCATTTGCTAGGTTCTGTGCTTGCTCCGCAGTAAGGTTGCCGGGGAACTCAATGACACCGGAAAGGTTTGTGCCTGACCCAAAGAAAGTTGCCGCAAACTTTTCAAGCGCCATCGCCAAGCCAAAGTTTTCTTTCAATGCCTTTACCCGAGAAACGCCACGAATGTCGCCAGCCCTCAGAACATCAGGAATAAAGACAACTTCATCGCTGGTCAGCGGCTTGTCTTCGCCTTCTACCGCAAACATTAGCCGACCAAGACCATTCCGCTGTATCGTCACGTGCAAAGGGTTCAACACAACAAGGTTGATTACCTTCCCTCGAGGGTTTGAAAAAACCCGAATAAAGGAGTTGCCCTCAAGTAGCAGTGACGTGATTACGGCAGAGTAAAATGCTTCTCGTGGGATGTCTACATCTGGCTGGTCAACCCATGCTGGCTTAGGTCGGAATGGTGACCTTGTTTCGTTGGTCCTGACAAACGAGTCAAGTGGCAGTGTTGAAATGGTGTCAGCAATAAGCGAGACTGCCGAAAACACCGCATTGACTTGGAACACAGTATCGCTATTGATGTTCGTAGCCGAAAGATTGCCGAAACCAATATCGTCACCGGACTCGAAAACGGTTTGAAACTCAACCGCCCTCTGCTCAAAGAATTTGTCGAATACCATTTATCGTCCTAACGCAACGCCGATAAGAATGGCAAGCATCCCACCGACAATCAAACCAACAGGGATTGCTACCATGCTTGCGCCCACTGTAATTGCAACAGCGCCAGCGACTTGTAGTGATGTTCTCATAACCTCAACCATAAAATTGTGGGACAGCTTCTTCTATTCTACCGACAGTTGCCCTATCAAACGCCAACACAGCGGCAACCGCGGCGTCAATCTTTCTAGGCGACTGTTTTTTCTCTTTCACAATACGCGGACCGAGATTGTCCAACTTGATTACTGCGTTGTCTAAGTGTCGCGCAAGAATACCATCGCCATCATGCACAACCGTATTTTCCACCACAGCATCATAAAACTTGGCACAAGCGGGGACCATCCGCCGAGCAGAAGTTGAAGGCCACTCTACAATTGGCAGTCCCGCTTCTTCTAGCACCTGCATTGACCTTTGCCACCGGAAAGGGTCGCAAGCAATCTCACGAACCTTTGGGTAGTCGGCACAAAACTTCATTATTGTTTGCTCGACATCCTGGATGTCTACCCGCCAGTTCAGGTCGTGTTCTGCCTCATCTCGCTCCCAAGCCTTGACCATAAAGACCTTGACCTTTTCCCCGTCCTCTTTTGGTATTGTCGCCCCAACAATAACTGTTGCATCCCCGCTGAATGAACCGTCAAAACCTAAAACAATTTCATCGTCAGGGCTTACCGTAAAGTCTTCTTGGCATTTCTCCCACGCGCCATTAGGTAGCCACGCTTGCTGACTTGAAACCCACTGGTTGCATCGTTTGGTTCTGAACTCTGACTCTGGGGTTCTGCGAACAGCGCTTTCAAAGTCTGCTGGGTCTGACAGGTCACCAAAGCCTGGGTTTGCCTTACGCCAGGTTTCCTCGGAGCGGTGGTCGCCATCGTCTTCCCACCAAGCCATAAAAAAATTATCGTCTTCTGTTTCTCCGCGGATTTGCTTTTGACCATACTGATAAAGGCTGTAAGCAATACTGTCTTGCCCCCGGTTGTCAGTCTTTACCCCAGCGGTTGTAATGGCACACAAGGTTGCCTCTTTACCACGCGCACCCATTGAAAGCGACATGACATCGAAAAGTTCTCGGTTCGGTTGTGCGTGCAACTCGTCAAACAAAACAAAGTGAGGGTTCAAACCTTCCTTAGAGAAAGCCTCAGCCGACAAAACGCGATAGACCGAACCCAGAGCCTTGAACTCAATCGCATCTCGATAAAGCGTTGTAATGGCAGAAAGGTTTGATGAAGACTCGACCATTCGCTTGGCATCAGTAAACACAATGCGAGCCTGCTGTTTTTCAGCGGCAATTGAATAAACCTCGCCACCTTTTGGACCTAGAATCAGCGAGAACAAAGCAATGGCAGAGCCAAGAGCCGATTTTCCACTTTTCCTTGGCATACCTATCAGGCTAATTCTGTGGCGTAGACCTTCCTCGTCCCACGCAAACACCCGCTCTAGCACCTTTTCTTGCCAGGGGCGCAACAACATCTTCTCCCCCGCCTTGCCTGCAACAGAGTCTTTTGTGATGATGCCAAACTGCTCAATGAACTCGATTACCGGCTCTTGCTCTCTCCCCCGCCGGATGGCATCTTCTGGCACATCCGTAATCCAACGAGGAGGCCAATTATCTGTTTGCACGGCGTACCAGCATTTCCTCGAGTTTGGTTTGTGTCTTTACTTCTGCCACCCCAAGTCTAGAGCGGTCAGTTGGTGTAAAGCCAAGCAACGAGAGATTGCCGATAAGTATTCTTGTGAGGTCGTTCAATTGTCGCCGTAATGCCTTGTCCTCGGTTTGGAGAACCTTTGCCCTAAGCGACCAGCGCTCGTCAACCAGTTCGCAAGTAATAAGCAATAACTCTAGGTCGGTGTTTGGGCTTACCCATGATGCGCCAGCATCCCACACTCGGTCCCAAAGTTCTTTACCTGGTTTGCCCAAAGGTCGGTCTGGTACAGGCTTTTCTTGTATTGCAGGAAGCACAACAACATCTTCGACATCGGGCAGTGGTCTGTGCCCGGGGTTGCCCAGTAACCGTTTTTGCTCAGTTGGCTTTGGGGGTCTTCCGCGTTGTGGCATTTTTTTCCTTTAGTAGGTTTTGTACTTGTTCTGACTTTACTTCTTCAGCAACCTGACTCAAACCTAAACCATATTCGTTCTTACCCATCGTATTCCAGTCAATGTCTTTGCGCCGAATCAGCGGGGTGTCGAATCGCTTCCACTGGTCCTTGATGACGTGCTGTGCCCTGCCAAACCTCCGTTTTGTGCTCACAACATAAGGCCATTGTCTTTCCAGCGACCTTGCCATTTCTGTTCTTCCGTCCTCTTTATAGAGTTGGTCGGTGTTCCCACCAGTCATAGCCATTGTTTGCATTTTTTCGGCAACAAAAACATTGACCAGAATCGTACACCAATTGTCTGCCAGGACTTGTAAGCAAAGGTCGGCATCTTCATTGTACCTTCCACGCCAGCGGTGGGGTAGGTCATTACGAATAAGCAGGCATGAGTAAACATGGGCGTTCAGGTGGAACGGTGGCTTTTTTGAGTAGGCAAACATGGCATAGTTCATGCCCGAGATTGCAACGTTCTCATATCTATCGGTAAAGTCTTCTACCGCTTTGAAGGCTGGACCAGAATCACACTTGATTCGCATCCCGTTGTACCAGCGCTTGATGCTACGGATGTTGTCGTCAAGTATCCAATGTCGGTCTGCTCCGGTTGCTTTGGCGTGTTCCCAAACCCAATTTCGCGCAGGGATAGACCCTTGCCCGAGGTTGGAGAATGGCAATGTTAAAATATTTTTTTTCCCACAGGCTTCAGCATAGGCTTCAGCCTCTTGTGGCTCTACAACAATCTTGTAAGGTACCTTGTCTTGTTCTAGGAACTTTGCTGTCAGCGGGTTGTCTGCTCTGCCCTTACTGATGACATAGACGGGGTAGTTAGGCTTCAGCATTACCTGTCCACCTTACGGATTGTAGGTCTCGGCGGTCTACTGCTGGGAACCATGCCGACTGTTTGCCTCTGTCCGATAGTTCAATGTCTAGCCGTTCAGCAAACTCTTGGCGGTCTGTCTCTGTTTTGAACGATACAAGGACTTGGAACTGGGGACCTTCCTCGGGTATGTAGCCTGGTAGCCCAATCCACTCGGCGGCTTCGTCCATATCTGCTATCTCGCTTGCTGGTCGGGTTACCATTGCAAGGTTTGATAGTTGTTGTTCGTTGAAGCCTGTCCCGGCAAGGTTGTCCTCTTGCATAATTTCTTTCAACATTTCGGTAAGCATCCTGTCGTCAATTTCTGCCAGGTTGTTTATTTCGTTGTCGCTGGTGAGAACCTTTAGGGCGCGGGGGTCGTCCGGGTGGAGTGGTAGTCGAATAATTGGGACCCTGGTCCTGCCCATTTTTTTGCAGGCTTGAACTACCCCGTGTCCGGCAAGGATGGTGTTGTCTTGTGCAACTACGATGTTCCGGTAGAAACCATGTTGCTCGATAGAGGCGATGATGTGGTCTAGTTGGTCGTCAGGGTGGACCTGGTAGTTGCGGGGGTGGGGCTTTAGGGCATCGAGGTCTTCGCGTACTGTGACGAATGGGTTGGTTTGGAACTCGAGTAGGTCAGCCATTTCTGCGGAACTGAACCCTGTCTGGGTTGCCATTGTGTCGTCAAAGGCTCCTAGTTGCTCTACCAGGTTGTCTATGTCCCACTCGGAAAGGTCTGCTGTGCGGTTGTCGGCGATGGCGTAGGCTTCGACCTGCTTCTTGCTCCATTCGTCAGGTAGGCGAACAGCGGCAATTTCTGCCCAGTCAAGTTTTTGGGCGGCTTGGAGTGTGCCATTTCCGGCTATGACCACATTCTTCGCTGTGATGACAATCGGCTTTTGTTGACCGAATGAGGTGAGGGAGTCGGCGATTGCCTCAATTGAGCGCTCGTCGTGTTTGCGAACGTTGTTGGGGTCAAGTTTTAGTTTTGCGATGGGTAGTTGTTCTATCTTCATGGCTCAAACACTACCAAAAAAAGTTAGAA